TGTAAACTGTTTTAAGCGGTTATTCCGGGGATTTCCTTTGGGTAGCCATTTGCAATTACCTGGCGACACCAGCCAGTAATTAATAAACTGCCGAAACCAGGCGGGGAGGTAACAAATGAATACACCGTTCAGAATCAACATCCAGCTTTTCGCAGAGGGAGACACCAACCCTGACGAAACGAAGGATGCGAACCTTGAAAAGAAGGGTAATCCATTCAGAAGGCTTACAGAGGTATTTAACAGGACCGAACAGGAACCCAAAAAGGAGCCTGATAAGGAACCTGAAAAGGAGCCGGAATCGAAACCAGAACCGGACAAGGAACCCAAAAAGGAACCTGAAAAGAAGCCTGATAAAGGGCCTGATAAAGAGCCGGAGAAAGAGCCTAAAGATAAGGAACCCGAAAATAAGCCGGATGAAAAACCCGAAGATGAATTTATCACAATAAAGCATCTTGGGAAGGAAATCCAAATCCCGAAGTCAGAGCAAATCAAGTATATACAGATGGGCTATGACTATCAGCACGTTAAGAAAGAAGCCACGACAGCAAAGCAGGCATTGCAGAAGATAGCGCAAATTGAAGGCTTCAACAACGTAGACGAATACCTTGCCGAGATTGACAAGCGGGAAAAGGCTAAACTGGCAGAACGTCTTGAAGAGGCGGCTGGTGACCCTGACAAAATCGATGAGATTATCAAAAATCATCCGGAGGTTATTAAAACCAAAGAGGAACGTCACAGGCTTGAGTTTGAAAAGGCCAAAGCTGAACTTAGCAAAGACAGGTTCTTTAAGGAACTTGAATCTAGGTTTGACGAGGTTATGGCATTAAATCCAACGGCAAAGCCTGACCTGGTATACAAGATAATCCGCAGCGATTATCTGACTGAGGAAAAACTCAATGAGCTTGTGACAAAAGAGAAGGCATCTGTCGAGAAGAAAGTCTTGGCAGATTTACATGACAAGGAGCGGAGGGCGGCTCCTACAGGTGGAGATGCAGACGGCGATGTGGATACTGTAACCCCTACTGAATCCATTAAAAAACTTTCAAAGTTGTTCGGAGTTTCACCGACAAAAGCAGCCCAAAAAGCACATGAAAAGTTAAAACAAAGGAGTTGATTATTGATGTTTACTTGGGCATACGACCTTAATGGTTCAAAAGTACCTTTTATAAAACCCTTATATATACCATCAACTACAGTAATTGAAAAGGGTGAGATTGTTGACTTCACGCCTGGCACTGGTGTTGTAATATTGGCAGACCCAGACGATTTCGACGACCCGGCGATTGGTGTTGCGATAAATGCACATCCGGCTAATAGCGGGAACGAGATTAAAGTCTCTATTTCTCCTACTGCTGTGTACGCATCAAATTGCAGTACTGTCTTAACGGCTACAGGCGGGAGTACCACTACATTTGTCGATTCTTCACTTGTACCTGCCACAGATAACGTTTGGGTAGGTGGTTGTCTTGAAGTAGTCACTTGTGCAGCTGACCCATCAATGGTTGGTAAAAGGATAAGGATTACCGCTTCTACTGGAAATAGCGGGACTCTTACATTCGATACACAACCTGCGGCGTTTGCTGCCGGTGATACTGCAAGGCTTTGTCCGGGGCCTTTGGCAATCGGTACTACGGCTTGGAACCTTACTGACGACGCAACAGATGTAGATTGGGGAGAGAACGCAACCACAGGCGCAGGACTTGTACTTGTAGATGTTGACCCTGCAAACATGAAGGCTTATTTCATGATAAGGCTTCACAGGCTTGGCAACTACTTTGTAGCAGTTTAGCTAATTTTGATATAAAGGAGTGAAAAAATATGCCTATCACGAGAGAACAGTGGATAGAAGTTGAATCAGTCGTTGATGAATATTGGGATTTTGCCATGAAGCAGAAAAAGGACTACAATGCCCTGCTTTACAATGTTCAGGATTCCGATAAATCACAGGAAAACCACCTTGGCATAGGTTCACTGGGGCAGATGCAGCCATGGACTGGTACTGTATCATACCAGGAATTTGTTAAGGGTTTCCAGAAGGGATACCGCCATGCGAAGTATTCGTCAGGTATCCAGTTTGAGGAAGAGATATTCCGTTTTAGGGAATACAACAAAATCGAGCAGCGGTCTAGAAAGTTGCTTGATGCGGTATATAAGACCTTGCAGGCTCACGGCGTAAGCACATTCAATAATGCTTTTAGTAACACCTTTGCAGGCCCTGATGGCGTGGCATTGTGTTCAAACGCACATCCGTATTCGCCTTCTGATGCAACGACACAAAGCAATGTGTTTAATCTGCCGCTTACCATGCAGAACTTTACAACCGTGTTTAATGCAATGACACAGTTTAAGGATGACAAGGGAGATTTAATGTTTTGTATGCCGAACGTGCTGCTCACCGGTATAGAGTACCGTGAGGAAGCATTGAAGATATGCGGACCTAGCGCGGGAGATAAGGAGCCGTTTACCGCTGATAATGATGCCAACATCTACAGGGACCTGACTTATATTTATCATCCGCTTATTACTGGTAAGAAGTGGTTCCTCATTGATTCGGGTTTAATGGCTAATTACCTGTACTGGTATAACGCCAGGATTCCGAAAATAGAAACCGATGGTGACTTTGACACCGAGGTAATGAAGTTTAAGGTTGTCGGTATGTGGTCATATGGATTCGATTCATGGCAGTGGATAGCCGGAAGCGATGCAAGCTAATTAATGGGGGGCTATAATGCCCCCTGTCTCTGGAAAGGAGATGTTAATTATGGGATACACACATTTTGATGGAATATCTGTTAATAAGTTGGCCTTTGGAGCAAAAAGGCAGGAGATACCAATTGCCGCTTCAATCGCTGAAATCAACAAGTTGTTTACCCGCAACGAAGTAACTGTACTTAACGGCACTGCAGGGAAAAAGGCTTGTGTTACCAATGGAGTATCGGCAATTGAAGGCGGCACCGGGATAGCTGATATGACATTGGCTGCACCGTCTAAGGGAGATGTTGCAACTATTAGGATAGACTCAATTACTTCCGGTGATGTAGTTGTTACTTGTGCA